ATCCTCGACTACAAGGACCGCATTGACCGACATTGTCCGGCTAACGCCCTTGTTCCAGTCGCCGACGATGGTGCCGCCGAGATATCTCGTCTCCTTGAAGTCCTTCGTCCAGTCGCCCGTCAGCTCCGTGTTATACCGGAACGGCAGGCTGTAGCCGTCGAAGTCAATGATGCCGTAATCGATATCCAGAAGGTCGCCGTCTTCGTCCGTGATGTCCGTCATGGCAAGCTGGTTTTCTGCTGTGATGTAATCGCCGTTCGTGGTGCGGTAAACGACCCGATGGCCGAAGCCCTTCCCGATCGCCGGATATGGATCCACATACGCTGTGCCGAACTCGCCGTCTTCCACGATGAGCTCCGGAAGGTCTGCAGTCAGTCTGTAAATGTCGCAGACCGCGTCCTGCGTGTCGTCTTCCGGCTTGCTTGCAGTGATCTTCGCCGCCGTGCCGATCATCTCCACCGTTGCGGTCGGGATCTTCGCCTGGTCAGCCCAGTGGACTTCAAAAATCGGCGCACGTTTTATCCCGCTAGGCGGCACGACCTCTGTCGCCGTCGCTATCTGCCCGAGGCTGTCTTCGACCGTGGCAATAAGGCGGTAGCGAGCCCCGTCATCCAGAGGACCGATCAAGTCGGCCGGAGTGATCACGAAAGTATTAACGCCGCCCGTATTCCCGTCCTGCCGGAAGAGCGCGACTGTTTCGCCGGCATGTCCTTCCGTCGTTGTCCCGTCAGGCCGTAGCATTGAATAGTCATCTTCGCGCTCAATGATCAGCGTTGCCCGTCCGCCGACAGGTGCGCCTGTGATAATCATCGTCATCGGCATTCGCACCAGAGAGAACACGCTGGCCCGTCCATTGACTGTAAGCGACGAGAACGTCACCTGCTCGCCGTTCACATAGGACAGCGCGCAAGTCAGCCGAGGCGCGATGGTGAATGTAATCGTGTCGCTCCATTCGGATACCACGCCCTTGTCAGATGTCACTTTTACGCGGTAGTACTGGTCGCCTTCGTCCCAGTTCGCTGTGATCGTTGTTCTGGTATCGGAACCGTTGACTACCGGCCATATACCGCCAGAGTTAATGCGCTGAAGCTCCGCCTTTGCCTGTTTGGCTCCGTCTTCCGACGCATATGTCCATTCAAATGTGAGCTGATCGCCTTTATTTAAGACCGGTCTGGAGACCGAAAGCGCCGGCTTTGTCGGCGTGGCCGAGATGTCGACAGACACCGGGTCGGAATATGGTCCGTAGGTGATCCCGTTGTCAGTTTCTCTTGCCAGCCGGACGCGGAAATACCAACTCCCAATATCAAGCCCGGACACATACCACCGCGCCAGGCTCAGGCTTGTGAGCATATATGTGCTAGGCTGCTCCGTGGATTCCCATGCGTTCGGATTCTGCGACCAGCTTATTTCTGCACGGTTCGCAGCGGCCCAGCTTTTCCACTCCCATCGGACCAGTACTTCGCCGAGCGCGTCCGTCGTTACTGCAGTCACATTTCCTGGCACCTGTGGCACATAGCCACCTTCCCAGAGCGTCGAAGATCGCATGTTGGTCTTCATCGTATACCGAGTGACCTGATCGTCCGCATTCCAAACGCCGTCAGCGCTCCCCTGGAACGCATACACGCCGATCTTGAACGTCTGCCCCTCTGCCAGAACTGGATATCGGAAGGTCCCGCTTGTTTCTCCGCCCGGGGTATTGATCACGCCGATGACCGCCTCACCACCCGTGTTGCGTCTAAAAACTACCGCGATCCGAGCATCTGGCACGTCGCACACAAGTTCCGCACTGACTGCAACACGCCGGTCTTCAGATCCGACAGTGACGCTCAGATTCTCCGGCATCGACAGCGCGCCGGCCCCGACCATGACCACCGGGCTGGATTTAGCTGCGATCCTGTCGTGCGTAGACACCACGCGGATCCACATGCACTGGTCAAGGCTGATCAGCTGGTCCGGCGTGAACACGACCCTGTCATTCTGCGCTGTATCCGCATACGTTGCCGCTGTTGTCCACGATGGATCATTCGGCGGGGCAAGCCCGGCGGCAGACGGATTGTCGATCACCCACTGCACTTCCGTCTTGTCGATCGGGCGCGCCGCATCCTGCGGAGATGACCAGACCACCGTCGTCCGCATCGAATCGGCGGCTTTCTTCGTCTGCGTCTTGTCGATCCAGATATCTTTCGGCGTGGCATAGACGTGCTTTGCGTATCTCCAAGCGGAGCAGCCTGCCGTGGTGCCGTTCCCGCCGCACCCTCTGGCACGGATGCGGAACCACCTTGTAAGCGAATCCGCCGCGTTCTGGTCCCAGTCTTCCGCCGGTGTAGTATAGGAGCCTTCTGCCGAGCTCGTCCCAGTCAGCCATCCGAGCGTGTTCGTCTTCCACGGAAGCTTGGAGCCGTCCTTTTCCAGACTGTTCTTCACGAGGATGCTCTGCCATTCGGTGTTATAGAACGGTTTCATGTCCTCATCGGACGTGTTCACTGTCCATGAAAAGACGGTCTTGTTATCAAATTCGCTGTCGAGCTCCTGCGTCACCACCGGATTGTTCGGGCTGCTCAGATCCATCGCCTTGTCAGCCCATGCGCTCCAGTCGTAGGACTTGCCGTCCGCTGTCGCCCTCTTGCCGCGCACTCGGAACTGGATGCCGTAGAAGTACGTGCTTGTCACCGGCCAGAAAGTCGACGCGCTGAAGGACTTCGACACGTAAGAATCACCCGGCAGGGGGGTTATGCTCGTCCACGCGGACCATTTATTCCCTTTGCCCGGGCCAGTGTAGTTTCTCCACTGCGCCTGCACGCCGCCGTCGTAGTCCTTGTCCGCTACCTTCCAGCTCAATGTGAATTTAAGGCCGTCCCGCACGAGAGACAGGCCGACCGGTTTGACTGTGCTCGCCATTATGAAATCCTCATGTACTGCTTAGCTTCACGGACGAACCTTGCCGCCCACGTTTCCGGACTCTCTGCTCCGTCCACTGTTACATTGAACGTGACGTTATTGCTGTTATTGCCGAGGAGCTCTTTCAGCTTGGACTCGCCGAGCAGGAGCTCCGGATCTGCGGAGTCACCGACACCGATAATGGCCGGCTGAGAGAACAAAGCGCCGTATTCTGCAGCCTTTTTGTACCATGACACCGAGACGGTCGGCACTGTGCCGCTCTGTGCGTTGAATGTTCCGGACATGGAGAAGTGCGGCAGTGCAAGGCTCTGGTTGAAGCTGAAACGTGTATTCGAGAACAACGCCTGCAGCTGGCTGATCCAGTTGTATGCAGTGGTGTAAGCGCTCGCCATTTGGGTGTTCATCGCGCCGGCGATATCCATGCTCTGGAACGCGCTGAGGATGCTGTTGCACCCCTGCGTCGCGGCGTTGGTGAGCTGGGAGAATGCGCTCGATGCCGTCGATGTTGCAGACGGGAGAGCCTTGAGTGCTGTCCCGATCATCTCGATCTTGTTCGCCGCATTGTCCGAACCGTTCGCCGCGCTGTTGATCTCTTTAATCCCAGTCGCTACCGCTCCGAGCGTTGCCGCAAGGTCCATCACGCCGGTCTGCTGTGTCAACCGAATGACCGCATCAGCAAGCGTTGAGAAGCCCGTTCCGGCATTGAGAGCCGCGTTCCCGATGCTGTCGATAACTCCGGCAACCGAATCCAGAACGCCCGACAGGCCGCCGGAAATCGTCTCTATGATGGTCGCGATGCCTTCGGCGATGGTCGTGATCACTCCGCTGACGGTCTCGCCTACACCGCTCACAACCGTGTTGATGCCTTCGGCGTTTGTGGCGATGGTCTCGGTAAGCCCGGCGACCGCCTCGATAACTGTAGCGATCCCCTGACAGGCGAGATCAATGCCCGCACCGATTCCGAGGATAGCCGCACCGAATACCCCAATGCCGACCGCTCCGGCTGTAAGCCCCGGACCGACTGCGGATGCCACTGCCATCAGCGCACCGATACCAACCGCCATGCCGGCCAATGTCGCAATCGCCGCAGTGCCGGCAGAAGATACCCGGATAGCCGCGTCAGCCAGAAGACCGATGCCGACCGCCACCAGAACGATGGAAGCGCCGACCGCAACGAGTTTAAGCGCCTGACCGGCCATTGTACCGAACGAAGCGCCTGCTGTAGCGACAGGAGCCGCCGCCGATGTGGCCGCAGTGCCTAAGCCACCGAGATTTGTGACCAAAGGAGTAATCAGTCCGCTGATGGATCCAAGACCGCCGAGAAGCTTGCCGCCGATCGCGAGAAGAGGACCGACCGCCGCCGCAATGCCTGCCACCTGGATGATGGTCTCCTGCATTTCCGGCGAAAGATTGCCCCATGCATCCGACACCTGCGTGACCACATCAGCCAACCCGCTGAAGATCTGGACGAGCATCGGGCCCGCCGCGTCAACGAGCTCAGAGCCTGCGGATTTTAACTGGTTCATCGTGGTGGTCATGTTGTCCATCGGATCCAGAGTATTGTCGAAGGTCGTGCTGACCGAGTCGCCCCAGTCCGTGACCATGCCGGAGAACTCATCAAAGGACAGCCGCCCGTCTCTGACCATCTGAGCGATGGACGCGCCGGAGCGAGTCCCGAACAGTTCCATGGCGGTCTGTGCGGCCTCTGCGTCAGATCCGGCATTCATAAGAGAATCCTGGATCTCAGACAGCGCATCGCTAGTCGATTTGCCTTCCGATGCAGCATTCGCCATCGCTCTCCGGAGCCCTGACATCACGGATGAGCTGTCGACACCGTTTTTATTCAGATTGCCGATGAAGTTCGCCGCTTCGTTGAACCCAAGACCGGCATCCTGCAGAGCGGCATTGTTCGCCAAAAGGTCATTGGCCAGCGTGTCCATGGAAATGCCAGTGTCCTGCCCGACCTTGTTCATGATGTCGAGCACGTCAGAGGCATCCGATGCATCCATGCCGAACGCAGCCATGGCGGCCTGCACGCTGTCAATGGAGCCGGACACATCCGTGTTGTTCAACTGCGCGAATTTAAGAAACTGCGCAGACAGATCTTCAAGCTCCTGCCCTGTCACGCCGAATCTGGTGTTTACTTCACCGATTGCCGCGCCTGCTGTCGCGAAGTCGGTCGGGATGCTTGACGTGATGTTGTTCAGGATCCCGTGCATCTCGTCCATGGCTTCGCCGGACGCGCCGGTCTTCTGGACGATGGTATCGAGCCCCGCGTCCACATCTTTCCAGGCCGCGACCGCCGCCACGCCGACCGCTGTGATCGGAGCCGTCAGGCCCTTCGTCAGAGCGGCACCTGCAGATGACATGCCTTCGCCGAAAGACTTCCCTGCGGTATTACCGGCAGCGGAAGCGGCAGGCTCAGCCGCGCCAGTAAGCTGTTCAGTTAGTGATTGCTGTGCGCCCTTCAGAACTGGCTCAACCAGTATGGTCGCCTGTGCTACTTCCGGCATATTCAGCCCTCTTCTGTTCTATCCACCTGTGCAGCTCATCTGTCGGCAGTCCCTTCGAGCCGTAATGCTTCGTGGTCTTGTCTCCGCTTCCGCCCGGTCTCGGGTACGGTTTCGGTCTCTTCGGCCGCTTCCCGCTTCCGATTGCCGTCACGTTCGCGTTGATCACTGCCAGAATGTCATAGATGTCTGCAAGGATTGCATTCGTTTTCATCCTGCTCGACCATATCGCCGCATCCGGGTTCAGTTCGTGCATGAGCGCCGAATCTTCCGCCGGATAACGAAGAAAAGCACCGAGAGCGCCCCACGAAAGAGCGCCCCCGATGTCGTCGAGCGTGTAACCTGTTCCGAGCAAGTCATGCTCGATAGCCTCGCTGTGTGCGTCTACAGCCTTCGCGAGGCTTATGATTCCCCCAGCGTCTTGCCGGATGCCTTCGCCGTCTCGTCAAGCCAGACGCGGACGATCTCGTTGTAGTCGTCCATCGGCAGGCGGTCGAGCACGGCCTTGTCAATATACTTGCGGAAGAACGAATACGTCCCTTCCTGCGTATCGAGTCCGGCCAGCTCCTTTCTGGTAAGGCTCCCGCCGAGGGGGATCTGGAAAGACTCGTCGCCGATGTTAAGCTTCAGCGTCTTCGCCTCTCTCGGTTTAAGCGTGAACTCTGCCATTTTCTTTTCTCTCCTCTCTATGGGTTACTCCATGATGAACTTGAAGCCGTCGTTGCCCATCGCCGTGATGGTCGGGGTCCAGTTGATCGCCGCACCCGGAGCGAAGGAAACAGCTTCGACCGCCGTCACCTGCCCGTAAGAGCAGCCGATCGCGAACAGGTCATCGCCGTCCTTCATCAGCCAGAGGAAAGCTTCCTGAGGCGGAAGGTCCGCATCCGAAAGACTGACCGTGACCGTGTTGGTCGCCGTGGTGACGTTCGCTTCGCCGAATACCGCCTTGAGAGCTTCTTCGGTGGTGTCCATGATCGGGCTCTGCACCGTCTCAGTGTGCTCCGTAACGATCGCGCGTTTGATAACGCTCGCCCAGTTTCTCAGGTTCGTGACCGACTTGTCCATCGTCAGCGTGATGCCCGCATCCGATACATCGCCGATGTGCTTCCACCCAGTCGGGAGCGGATCGCCAAGAGAAGTCGGGAGCGCCGTGCCGGCCGGTGCGTGGTAAAACATTCCGGTCGCTTTGCCAAGACCAAGTTTTACATCCATGTGTTAAACCTCCGTTTTGATTTGGTGTGCCACGACCTCCAGCCGAGCCGAGCACATTGTAAGATCCGGCCGAACAGGGTCTACACCCCATGAGCCGGACGAATTGACTACTACGTGA